TGATGGATTCTTTAGTTCGTTTGGCATTGTAACGTTTGTTAATCTCTTTTTTGCTTACTTCTCTACAGGTATCACACAGTTGTCTTGAGTAAGCTCCCTCGAACTCAGTTCCACACTGTGTACACTGTCTTGTTTTAAGTTCTCTTTGAGTCTGGTATTTCATAACAAAAATGATACGCCTTGTTAGTGACGTATCATCATTTGCTCAATTATGAAGTTAAAGTCTAGGACTCAGTGGAATTAATGAGTACAGCATGGTCTGGTCTAAAGACCTCTACATCGTAGATTTGCGTCAGAACAATGTGCCACTCTTGGTAATCGACACTCCATTCAGCATCTACGTTAGGAGATTTCACCATAGCTAGTTTACACCAGTCAGGGTGACAGAGAATAGCGGTGTGATATCCAGCAGTTAAAGCCGAGGCAGTAACACTAGTTCCATCTCGTAAAGCGGGAGACTGAGTAGGATAGTATAAAGAACCACTAACACCAGCAGTAGGACTTCCAGTAGCACCTTCCCCATTGGTTAACCCAGTCGTACTGTTGACTTTAAGTGAACTGGTCATCATGATAGGGATGCCTAGGCAAGAACCTACACGCCCAGTCTCTACTCGTTTTTCGGAAGAGTAGTCAGCATTGATGAACTCAGGTTGAGTTAACAAGGAAGCGTGTTGGGACGGAGAGATGATTAACTTACGTCCTTCACGGGGAACGTTAGCATTGTCAAGAATCTCAGCAGCAGCTAGGATGTCGGTGTAGTCTAAAGGCGCACCAGAAGTAATAACGTTGGAAGAACTGTTAAAACCGTTGATAGTAGCACGTTCAGAAAGTAAGGCGTTTTCGATGTCACGGGACAAGGCGTAACCAGCACGTTCGGTGTAGATACTCCGTAGGTCATGACTAGACTGAATTTCTAACAGTTTGTCAATAGCGAAGGATGTTTCTTTGTAACGGTTAACAACCATAGTCCAACGTCTGTCATAGTAAGACTGGTAAGACACAGGGTAGCCAGCAGCTTTGTTATTCACCGCCATATCACTGATGTACGGAATGTAGATAGTGTCCCCTTTCTCACCTCTAAAGTCAATCATAGACACAGCCCCTTTCATTACTAGGCTGTCGTCACGTCTACGAATGATGTCACGTTTCCAAATTTCAGGAATGAATACAGACGAGGTTACGTTGGTGAACTGAGTTCCTTGTGGAGCGAATTCATAGAATGGCATAGTCTAACTCCCTAATAGTCGTTAATAAATGTACCGTTTTGTTTAGCCTTTATTATGTCAGGCATCCTTGCTTGGACTGTAGCATCATCCCAGTTTAGCATCTCAGACATACGGATGACAGGAGATGTGTTTCCGCCTCGCTGAAGAGGTCTGACATTAGTTGAAGCATAAGGATTAGGTCTGCCTCGACTTTGACTCAGTTCCTCTTCTCTAATAATAGCTGCCAACATTCTTGCACCGTCTACATTGTCTAGTGCTACTTGTTGGGCTTTTGGTAGTTTAGAGAATCGTTCAACTACCTTAGGCATAACACTGTCAAAATCAGCACCGAACTCACGTCTCAGTGTTTCCATCTGACGTTCTTGTTGTACTTCACGTCTCCAACCGTCTAGGTGTTGAACTAAGTCACTGGTCTGAGTAATTAAAGTGTAAGCTTCTACTGGGTCAATACCCATATAGTTCTTGAACTCGGCTCTAAACCGTTTACCTTCCTCAGTGTTGAACTTGGCTAGGTAGTCCTCAGCAGGGGCTTCGGGTTCTACTTGGGCTTGTTCTGGTTGTACAGCTTCTTCACCCGCTAGACTAGATGGGTCAACACCTAGCTTCTTACTTAGTTCTTCAATGGTATTTTGTGCGCCAGCAAGTCCCTCTAAGTTTTGTGCCTCTTCAGCACCTTGGTTAGCGTAGTAAGATGTCGAAAAGTAAGATTGTCCTTGAGGAGACTCTGCTTGACCTCCTACTACACCTTGGCCTTCTTGTACTTCGTAAGTCGTCATTAACTGTACCTTCTGTCGTTAGTTGCTAAGTTAGCCACTGTTTGGGCTGTTGCTTCTGGGTCAGACGCTAATTGGCGAATGTACGCATCAGCATCGGAATTACCTGTTGGATTCGCAGCTTGTTCGGCTTGAGCTTGCTGCTGCATGAGCATCTGCTCCTCTACACTCATTTGTTGTTCTGGTGGTGCTTGTTGAGACTCATCAGGTATAACAAGGAAACGTTCCCAGTCTTGACTCATCATTCGTCTTGCCAAGTCCTTCATTGCCTCTTTCCAGTTAACAAACTTAGACATTTCTGGGTTTTGAGAAACCACAGTGTAGAAGTCAAGTCTTTGTTGAAGCTCGTACTCCTTGTCTATGATGTGGTCTGACCCGACAGGGAGGATGTCTAACTCGTACTGTAGGTCTTCTTGACCGACACTAAAGAACTCATAGGCATCTACCATACTGTCTTGTACAGACTTCTGGACTCGGATGGTTTCTTCGTCTAACACGAACTGTTGCATAAAGGCGTAGGCTTTTTTGAGGACATCCATCAAGGCTGTTTCTTCAACGTGCTTGTGGTATCTTCCTAGTCTGTTACCACCAGCGTCTTTTTGACTTCGTACTTCCTCTGCTGTTACACGCTCACCACTTCTACCACCGTTAACACCAACGTAAGCCCCGACACCAGTAATCTTGTCTACACGCTGCTCCATTAACTGTTCGTCTTGTACAGCCACCATAACATTCGTGTTTGTCTCGATAGGCTTGATGGAGGACTCAATATCTTCCACGGGTATTACTTTACCTGCCTCGGAGTATAACTGGCTTAAGTCAATACTTCCATCGTTGGTGACTAACCACATTGGGTTAATAGCCAATTCTCCACAGTCTAGTCTATGGTTCTGTGTAACAAACAAGGTGTGTAACTGACCTAACACAGGCTGAATAAGACCAGTTCCGTAGGGACTATCATGAGTGTTAATCAAGTTGCCTATGACGAACGGTTTGCCACCCCAGTACGGATTAGGCTTGAACATGAGTAAGTTCCCATCCATTACAACGGCGCAAACGTCTACGAACTCAACACCGTCAACAACTAAGTTTCCCCAGAACTCAAGTAGCTCTACTTTGGTTTTTGGGTCAGTCGGGTCAAGAGTAAAACCGTTAAGGAAGTTCATATCATACTTAAATGTAGAACTCGTTGTAGGGGTGAAAGCTCTGGCTCGTTCAACCATCAGTTTGTCACCTAGAGGGTACACACCAGCCTCTACAAGGCGTATTACCTCCCCTTTAGACTTAACCAGTCGTCTGATACAATTCCCCTGTCTAGGTTGTTGGTTAGTTGGGTCTAGGTAGAAGTCAAACATATCCACTACTTCAAAGTCTAAACCATTCTTCACTACCTTGTTCATCTGCTGAGGAGCGTACTGACCTTTCTTGTTCTTAACGTTCTTCCAAGTTGGAGCAGTTTCGTAACGCCAAGGTAAAGCCAACACAGACGTACCGACAACTAAACACTGGCGGCAGAATGAGTCCCAATAGTCTCTGAAGTTACTGTCCTCTAGTTTGAACTGGATGTACTTGGCGACAACCTTAAGAACTTCTTCCCACTCAGGGGTATCAATAAAGGTCTTAGGGTAAATGTCAAACCAAGACTTGTTAGGGAAGAATGCGCCCTGCATATAGGCATTGACTGTCTCTACAAGTTCAAAGGCTTTACCTGTGGGTACCTTGTGTCTCCAGTCGGTAGTAACATCCCCAATCTTATGTAATGCGGCCTGTCTGAGTAACTCCGCGCCTCTATCGTTGGAGAAGTATTCTGCCCAACAGTCACGCCACTCAGCTTCTAATACTTGTCTAGCCGTTGACCAGTCATTCATCCAGTGAATAACCCAGTCGGCTACCTGTTTCTCTCTAACCTTGTAATCCCCTCTCTCAGAACAGAGAAGGGTCATCTGGAACTCTTTGGTATCAACTAAGTTGTCCACTATCTGTACCCTCCGAATCTTGTGTTAATTTTGGCTTGTGGGGCTTTGTTCATTGTACCGTCTAGTATTGGTCTCGCTACTTCATTGAGTGTTTGAATTGCGTCTAGACCGTCATCGTGTACCGTGTCATTCGGGAAGAAGTTGAACTGGTCTACTAACTCAGTGTAACTCGCTAACCAAGTCGTCATGTACAACATACCGTTTTCGAGTAGAGGTTCTAGACCAGACTCAATTCTATCCTTCTTGGTAGAGCTTTGACTAGGCTTGTACTGGCGAATAGCGACTGGGTAATACTCAGGGAACTTAGCCTTGATAACGTCTATAAGAGCCACAGCGAAAGCCACGGTCTCTAAGTGAACAGCTTTGAGTTTGTACTTGTCTAACAGTTTGTACATCTCATGTATCCACTTTTCGGAAGGTACACGGAATAATTTACATTCAAACACAAACAGTCTCTTGTCTTGGGACTTACCACCGACAACAATAGCGGTGTAGTCACTGTCCTTGTTACAAGTGGCAGCAGGGTCAACAACACAGTGTAACTTGACTTCGGTTAACACAGGGTCAACAGAGTCTTCCCGTTTCTCCTTGATGTACCATTTACCTCCGTGTTCTTCTATCTGTGTAGCATGAATGAACTTAACCTTGTCGAACGGTAGAACTTGGTCTTCGGTAATAATAATCTTGTTTAGGTATTGTGCGGCAAAGTGCTTCTTAGACACCTCTTTACGTCTACGAAGGTCTACGTCCTTATTCCAACGTTCGTGCCAAATGTACCCGTCTTCTTCATTCTCACCGTTCTTGTAAATGTTCCGCCACCAGACCTTGTACTCTGTCTCTGGGTCGGACATAATTTGTTGATACCAGTCATGAGGGTAGTACCGAGTTCCAACTACGATGATGTCTCCGCCAACGTGACTGAGCCTTTCCATTACCTTGTGGTAAGCTTTTGACCGTGTTAGCTTCTTGAGGATACCAAACAGGTCTTCATCAAAATACTCGTTGTCTAGAACACTGTGCATGTCATTCCGCCAGACATCCAGACGTTCTACCTTTTCTTTTTTGTCGTAGTTCTCAAAGTTGAGAATGTCGTCAAAGTACAACTTGTCGTAGTGAAAACCCGTAGAAGGTGACTCTACAGAACCAATGACTAGAGTAGGTTCTTTGAGCTTGTAGGGACGTATTACCTGAATAGCGTCCTGTCTCCATATTACCTTTCTCTGTGTCTCATCAGAACCTGTGTCATCCATCATGTCTTCGTCATACTCAGAATACTCCATAGACTCTTCTAGTCTCTTGACTTGCCTACGCTGTTGAGTACCTCTGTCCATCAAAGGAATTAAACGTCCTTCAAAGTGTGGTCTGACGTTCCACACGTTGTCTTGCGCCCAAGGGTCTACAAGGTTGGCTACGACCTCCCTTAGAATAGCCTTGGCAAGAGCTTGGTTAGCAGAACCAACATAGATGCGAATATTGGGGTTAACATAGATGTCATGTAGGATTTGACCTACTGTGGCAATGGTTGTTTTTAAATGTCCCCTAGGCATGAGAATGAGTTGTCTTTTTTCTAGTGCTTCGTCTTGAAACACCCACTCAGCTAGTTCATGATGAATTTCACCGAACTGAGATGTACCTCCATGAAAACCAATCAAGTCTAGGAAGAACCAAGGGTCAACCAAGGCTCTTACTAGGTCTTGTTTAGTTGGTGTCTTTCTTTCTTTGTTGAGTCGTCTGGTCATTAGTTTATACCAAAGTAAGCTACGTCATCATCATAGATTGTAGTTCTGTCGGTACTGTCAATCTCAGACATAAACACAATAACCTGCATAAGGTGTCCTATATATTCACTACCAATGTTGCTAGTGACGTTCATTCCAATTCTTATGAGGTCAATGTCCCAAGACGTTGTACTTGTCCCAGTGTTGCTTGTACCTGATACGTTGTTGATGTAAATTCTTGTTGTAGTACCGTTTCTTGTCCCGTAGAGACTCATTGACTTGTTGAAATGAGTACCAGACGCAACAGCCCTACCACCAGAGTTAAAGATTTGTGGGGTCTCGTCACTATTAAAACACGCCAATAGTAGAATCCTCTGGTCACTCCCGAAGTCATTCCCGCCACTACCCTTCCGCAAAGACATAATCCTACCGTAACCACCATTCTCATCGGCATTCGCCACTAAGCACAGTGAACACGCATTACCTGTCGTTTGAGTGAACGATGCGTCCAAGATTGAAATATTAAAATACAGAGAGGCTTTACCACCAGTGTCTCCATCTGTTTCAAGAGTGCCACTATTGAATATCCTTGGTTGATTAGCGGATGTACTCTGTGTGGCATTTCTTGAGTTGCCTGACTGGTCGTACCATGTCACAACGAAACCCGAACCAGAACCACAAAACGTGGCAAGTGACGAGGTATCTAGGTCATTCCCAGAAAAACCAATGTCTTGTTCTGCATTGTCAGAACTACGTCTGACCTTCATACAGTAACCAGTGTAGTCCTTGTCTAACTTTCTTACTGAGTAGGCAGCTACTGGAGAAGCAGTAAGGTCGTCTAGGGTAAGATTTGAACCTCCTCCCCCAGTGGTGACCGTACCCATGTTCATCATATCGTGATACATCGTGACTCCTTAACTTGACGTAAATCTTCCGAAGCATATCCACGTATCGGTTGCTACCTTCTTAATAGTCAAACCAGTATGGGCTGTACCGATTGTGGCTGTGGAGGTAATACCGTTTGTACCGTCATGCCCATTCAGTGTAACACCAGAACCTTCTGTTACGACTACCGAGGCATCACTTCTCCAGAATGTCATCTCAGTTCCAGTAGGATAGGCTGTAGTGGAGTTAGGTGGTATAGTAAAGGTAGTAGTAGAACTGTTAGTACAATATATGAACCCGTTTTGGTGTGTCGTACCTAGTGTTACTGCCCCAGTAGTAGACACAGTTACAACGTTACGCCCAACACGAATAGTTTGGTCATTATCTGCTAGACCAGCTATTTCGTTGAGGTCATCCACGTCACCAGTAAACCCGTCTATCTTGTTTAACTCAGCAGTAGTGGAGGTAATACCAGTCATGGTGTTTAACTCGGCCGTTGACGCAGTTAAACCACTAAGTTTGCCTAGTTCAGTGGCTGTTACTGTAGATACAACTAAGTTACCAGAAGCATCAGAGTACACGGCTCTAGACGCTGTAGGTGTGGTAGTCCAACGAGTTCCATCGGCTTTTGAATACTGAGTATGGTCATCGTCAGCTAAACCAGATAGGCCTCCGTGGTCAGTAATACCCATAATTTGAGAGGCAGTTATCTTTCTGTAAGCAGTGATGGACACATCGTACACTACAAGTTCGTCACTACTTGCCACAGTGGTACTGGTCATACCAGTTATGTCTAAACTTATTGTTCTGTTAGTTGACAGGTCACCACCGCCAGTCAAAGCCCCACCTGCGGATATGGTTGTACCTGTTCCTACCTTACCTCCTAACTGGGTCTGTATAGCTGAAGTAACACCCGAAACGTAGTTCAACTCTGTAGTGGTAACGGTAGCCCCGTCAAGTATTCCTAACTCAGTAGTAGTAACAAGAGACACGACTAAGTTACTAGACCCGTCTGTGACTGCTACTCTAGACGCTGCTGGTGTAGTTGTCCAACGAGTACCGTCAGCTTTGGCGTACTGGGTATGGTCATCATCACTGTTACCAGCCAACGTACCGTGGTCTATAACACCGTTTATTGATGTTATGGTGGCTTTACCTATCGTAGTACCAGAAGCATCGTAGAACGGGATACTATCCCCTGCTGCGGGGGCTATTACACTAAGACCGTTAATATCTAAAGCCAAACTTCTGTTGGCACTTAAATCTCCTCCTCCAGTTAACCCCGTACTCGCCGTTATTGTTCTGCTTGATGGAACTTTACTGTCAAGCTGAGTCTGAATAGCCGAAGTAACACCGTCAACGTAGTCTAACTCTGTAGTCGTCACGGTAGCACTTAAACCGATACTCTGGGGGGTAAGTCCTGTTTGGCAGTACGTCTTTAGAACTGACGCGGCTAGTTTCCTAGAAGTAGTACCTGACCCTGTGTCTATCTCGAACAGGTAACCGTCTGCCACTGACGCTGTGTTAGTTAAGTCAAAAATTGTTACATTAGCCACTGTATTACTCCTATGCTAGTCTTGGTGCTACCCGCGTGTCTCCTTCTGGTGTTACTCTAGTGTCTGGAACACCTTCAGGGATAATCCTCGTATCTTCAATAACAGTCTTGTTTACTTTACCACCACCCGAGTGTCCCATTATTTTAGATGGTCGTAGTATCTTAATCTTCATAGTGGTACTGAGGGTGGGTACTCAAAGTTTGCTTCTACTGTTATAAACCCATTGTCCAACATATACATAACGTACGGTCTAATAGTGAACGATGAGTTGTCCTCCAAATCCTTGTATAACTTGGCGTTTAGTGACCTGTTAGCCGAACCTATGTTTGGTACTATGTGTCCTAAGTATTTAATACCATCCGATGTCATGTGTCTTTCTCGTACCAAGTCTAGTTCTGCATCGGAGACTATAATACCACCCTCGTACTCAGGAAAGAGCTTTCGTGTTACCCTATCCCAAACCTCGGTTCTAGAAGTAACTTCGTAGAGCCAATTTTGGAGTCTGTCAGAGGTCATCTTTACTGGTGTTACTTTGTACAACATATTAGCTGAACCATTGGTATTGTAATTCCGCCGATGCTGCGGCGAAGTATTTGAAGTCGTTGTGTCTAAAGTCAATACGAACGATGTCACCACCATCAGCTACTGGAGCTAGATTGAACCCTACTGTAGTAGAAGGAGTACCTTCATCCAACACGTAGCGTATGTTAGCCCCAGTAGCACCAACGTTCTGGATGATAATACCAGCAGAACCAAGAGGTCTAGTCAGAGTAACTACAGAACCCGTAGTAGTGTTTCTTGTGTGTGCGCCTTGCGGGTGAAGAGTAAAGGCTGTTCTTGTTCCAATCATTGTAATACTCCTAGGGGGAGGTTATCCCCCACTAAACTCTAGAAGAATGTGTAACCGTAAGCAGATATGGTAAACACAGACAAGCCACTAAAGTTGTCGTTTAACAGGACTTGGATGTACTCATTTTTTTTCAAATAAATACCGTGTCCAAGAAGCCGTGTAAAGTCAATCTTAAAGGCTATACAGTGGTTGTTGTTAGTCGTAGTTGCAGAACTCACGTCAAAGGACTGAACAAAGTCCGTAGCGAAACCCGCAATTGCTCCTATCGTTTTAAGTCCAGCACTGATGATAGTGTGAACAACAGTACCCGCAGAGTTAGCAGTTCTAACTGTCATACCGTTGGTCAAGGCCGAAGCAGCACCGATGAATAACTCATGGTTGTTTACTACAGCGTTTTGTGCTACGTCCCCGTCTTGTAAAGTAAAGATAAGACCAAGTACAACCGCGTCTTGAGTAGTAAAACGAATACCTGTGGTACTAGATGTACTGGAGTAGTCTTCATTGAACGTAGAGTCAGAACCCGCAGAACCTTCAGACAAAGCTGTGACGAAACAGGTTGTAGCCTGTTTAAATGTTGGAACGTACTCTGTCTCCTGTATTGTTTCAGCACCAATACTTTTACTTAAAAATCTATTGTCTGCCACGTTAGTTACCTCGTAAAATAAAAGAAAGAACCTAGGGGGACTAAGCCCCCACTA